AATTCTAACATAATCAATAACTTACAAGTGCCCAGTAAGTCTAACAAAATCAATAACTTAGAGGTGTACAGGGGCCCCTCCATGGGGTATAATCTATCTTGTAAATTAATGAAGGAAGCGACATGCGAGACGAAATTTTAGCTATCTACGAAAAGCACTCTTTCACTATCGGAGGTACGTGGTTCTGTTCTTTCGATTCTGTGTACGATGATCTTCGTGATCTCTTTCCACGTAAAAACCACAAGCAAATCTGTGAACTGATGGAGCAATATCAATGAGCTATTGGAACGAAGAAGGTAAGTATCAAGCACAGTACGAAGAGCTGATCAAGCTTGTTCCTCGCGAAGGTGAAATCAAGAAAGGTATGTGCAAGCATGTCTTCTCACTCGAGCGTTTTCGTAAAGCTTGCAATAGCTATTACGATGTGTTCAACAATGGTGGTGGTAATCGCGATAGAGCAACTGCGCGCTTCTTCCCCGGTGTTCTCTACACTATTCGTTATGCTTGGAAGTACAACATCAACGTTGATTGGGATTATGTTCATCGTATCTGTGACGAGAAAATGGACGAAATCATTCGTGAAGCTTATGTCAAAAACATTGGAGACATTTCATAATGCATGATGCTATTATTTGGATGGTGACTTACGAAGGCCAGTGGGATGGCAAAAAAGGTGAGTCGCCTTACACATACACAGCTCCATCTGCAGGAGCAGCTATGGAATTGGTCGAAGAATTGGAAGAACAATATCCAGATCGCAAGTGGAGAGTTGAGGAGAAGGACGTATCATGAATACTAGTGATCTTATTCGCCACATCTTGAGTAGTGTCGAGCACATGTCTAAAGAAGCAGACGACCATGCAATCGATAATCCTAACGCACACAATATTGGTGTAGCTGATGGCATTGATCAAGTTCGTAATGCATTATTTGCAATTGATTATGAGTGGACAGAGATGATGTCTGCAAGGAGTGACAATGTTAAAGTATGATGTAATGCCAGATCTTGCTTGTATTCCAATCGGTGGTACAAGCCTTCAAGGTCGAATCGAAATCTCTTATTACGATTTAGTGCAAATACTGGGCAAACCTACAAGTTGTGAGCCGTCGCTAGATGATAAGATTCGCTGTGAATGGGTCATCGAGTTCTATGATGAGATTGAAGACGATTATGCCATCTCTACCATCTACGACTGGAAAGAAGAGAAGCCAATCGAGTGGGTCACTGACTGGCATATCGGCGGCTTCAAGTCGAACGCAAATGGTTTTGTATATGAAATGGTGAGAGAGTTTAATGCCGAAAGGACGTAAAGCTGACCGAAAAATGGTAGAACAAAAACCGAAAATGTTCGAACCTTCGGTTCCTTATGATGTTCCAAAAACTAAACTAAAGAAAGGTGGTGTACTATTTAAAGAGGGAGATAGGGTACATATATCATATACAGATGGAGAATACGAGGGCAGAATTATGAATATTCTCTCATCACAAATGATAGTCAGACTTGATGAAGAAAATCCAAATAAAGATAAATTCTTCTTTACTACTGGGTTAAAGATTAAAAAATGTTAGAAAAACCTCTCTTTCCAACAATGTTTTACGAGACACAAATCCCCAATGATTTGTGTTTTGCTGTATTAGATGAAATAAAGTCAAAACAGCACATGATTGATACAGTTAGCGAAGCATCAGAGATTCATCCAATTTCTGATTACTCGACAGATTTTTCACACTCTATCAAAATAGATTCTTTTTGGAATGATGTAATCCCTATTTTACAAGAACAATGGTCTAAATTTAATACACAGATGATCAATATTCATTCGTGGGTTTCATGTTATACTGGACCAGCTGGACACCATCCATTACATAACCACTCTCAAGGATATGATGGCCGTATGCATTACTCAGCTATATTATATTTGACTCGAGTAGGCATGACAGACTTTTTTAATATCGATATCACAGCACAACAAAATATGTACTGTCATCAATCTAAGATAGGTTCGATATTATTTTTTCCATCTATTATTCCACATCAATATCGAGCTGAACATTACGATGGTAATGCACGATACACACTGCCATTTAACTGTGAGCTTGTAAGTTTAACACAATCGTAATATTGGTAAGGTTTTAAAATACTAAATAATAATAGTGAGCGTTTTTTTGCGTGGAGGAAACGCTCATGTCACTGGAGAAAAGAGAGAAGATTGGTCTAGTAATTAGTTTCACAATCATTATTATTGTAGCAACCTTATTTCCTATGTTAGTTTTGTCTGCACCATCTGAGCATAACTACAAAGCAAAACAAGATGATTGGGAATATACGTACAGACACCGAGAAGGTGCTTACCACGTAGAGATAGGAAACAAAATCGGTCCAGTTGAGGTAATGTATCGATATGCAGATTTGAGAGATACTCGAGAGAATCGTATAAAGTTTACTCACGAACTTTTCTCATACAAAGATCTAGTACTTGAACATCGAATGGAGTTTCGTTCGTTTGACAAGAAAGAAGATCATTGGAGATATCGATTTATTTTAGAATACACACCTCATCTATATGGGCCATGGTATCTTTATGCTAAACTCCAACCACGTTGGGCGTTTAAGGATGGCGGTACTAGGTTTGATGCACGTGATCAGTTAGGTCTGACTTATAAGCGGAACAATTGGAAACTTACACCGTTTATTGAGAGGAAAGGCACTGAAGATTACATGAAAAAAATGACGGTAATTGGTACACATTTTGAGTACAAATTCTGAGGATTGTGGTACAATTACTATAAATAATGTCGAGCGGTACGGGATTCCGGCCGCTCACAACTCTACGCAGATAATCTGGTAGAGTAAAACAACAACCTTGCTTTAAATAGGAGGCCGTTATGGTTAGCAAAGCATTTTCTTTTCCACGTTCACATTTCATTGGATTCGACCACATTTGGAATGATATCGCTCGTTTGTCCGAGATGTCTGACAACAAGCTTTATCCTCCTCACAATGTAGTCAAGCAAGATGAAACGCATTTTTCAGTCGAATTGGCATTAGCAGGATACTGTAAAGACGATCTCACAGTAGAAGTCAAAGACGGTATTTTGGTGGTGACTGGCGGTAAAACTGAGGGAGAACAGGAACGTGAGTATCTCCACCGTGGTATTTCTGCAAAGAAATTCACGCGTACTTTTAGACTGTCCGAACATGTTGTTGTAGATGGAGCTGATTTCAAAGATGGTCTACTCGTTATCGACCTAAGAGTAGAAATTCCTGAAGAGAAGCGTCCGCGCCAAATTAATATTGGCAAATCTAAAGGCAAAAAACAACTATTAACTGAGGACTAAAAATGAAACACACTGAGGTATTTCGAAGGGGTAATACTTTCGGATATTATTTAATATGCGCGTTAGTTTTTTCTTCTATGGTTCATAATTTAGCTCAGCTAGTTTGAACGATAAAGAAATCGAGGATTGGGTAGATGAAAATCCAAGCCTCGCGAACGCAGTGATACCAACATGTATAGTCTTAGGTGCTGTTACTTTGCAGGCCTGTATGATTGCTCTTATATCATGGTTTTTGTATATACACTCGTTTTAAACATTTTCCATACGAGACATCAAACGCTCTGCACGGTTAGTCACTTGTCTATACCACAACGAATCGCGGCCCTCTGTGGCCGCGGTTTTCCAATCATGATCAAGGATTGCAGCATTAAAATTCTTAAATTTTGAGAGACGAGTACGACCCATATTGAACATCATATTAACCAAGATCTGCTGGACTTCGTCTGGTAGGTCGTTAAAGTTCCCTCTGCCGTATAGAGCGTCACACTCTCCGATGGCAAGATCAAGGTCTGCTTCGAAACACTCCTTAACTCTTTGCTCCGTAATTGGAGTTCCAACTGATTGTCCGTTCTCCGGGTCACTTTCGAGGACAAGGTGACCAACTCCAAACGTGGCGTAACCGAGGTGATCGTTGTAGATGACATACTCGACTCCTTCGTCGATCTTAAGTTGTTCGTAGACAGCTTCACGATTCATTTACTTTTCCTATATTTTATGGTAGAATGGTATACATGATGACAGAATTCTATACTAATGTTTCTCAGTACGGTAACCATTTATATGTTCGTGGTTTCAATGAGGATGGTTCACGAATGCAACGGCGATTCGTATATGAACCTTATCTCTTTGTTCCATCAACTACAGCAACAGGTTACACAGATATTCACGGCAATCATGTGCAGAAGAAACAATTGGATAATATCCGACACGCACGTGATTTTATTAAGAAGTACGAAGAGGTCGAAGGATTCAATGTCTACGGCCTCGATCGTTATCCTTATGTATTTATATACGACCACTTTCGAAACCAAGAAGTTGACACGAGCAAGATCAATGTAGTCAACATCGATATCGAGGTGGCGTCAGACGACGGTTTCCCAGAACCTGAAGACGCTGACAAAGAAATCACAGCTATCTCTATTCGTCGACGCAATATGACAGTCGTGCTCGGCTGTGGTGACTTCAAGACAAACGACGAGAATGTGTACTACATCAAGTGCAAGCACGAATATCACTTGCTACATAAGTTTCTCGATGTATGGCAAAACATGGATGCCGATGTCATCACGGGTTGGAATACAGAATTCTTCGATATTCCATATCTTGTCAATCGTATCACTAAAATCCACAGCGAAGAGATGACCAATCGGTTATCGCCATGGGGTATCATTAAAGAAAAGCGAGTGTTTAGACAAGGCAGCGACAAGCAATCACAGACATTCCAAATCTTCGGTGTGTCAAGCCTCGACTATCTCGCTATCTACAAAAAGTTTCGACTACAACCTCGTGAATCATATCGCCTCGACTTCATTGCCGAGACAGAACTCGGTACTAAGAAGATAGACTACAGCGAGTATGGTAATTTGCACGAGCTGTACAAGAATAACTATCAAAAGTTTATCGAATACAACATTCGTGACACAGACCTCATCTTCGACTTAGAAGAAAAACTCGGCTTTATCGAACAAATCTATGCAATTGCATATGACGCGAAGGTCAACTACAATGACACTCTCGCCACTGTTGGTATCTGGGACGTGATCATCCATAATTATTTGATGGAGCAAAACAAAGTTGTATCGATGAAACGTCCACCTAAATCTGATCGCATGATCGAAGGTGGTTACGTCAAAGAACCTATCGTTGGCATGCATAAGTGGGTAATGTCATTCGATCTCAACTCTCTGTATCCACACCTCATTCAACAATACAACATTTCACCTGATACTGTACTCAACAAAACAGATGACTTGTTTCAAATCACCGCGAAAGCAAATGTCGATACAGTACTCAACGAAGATCTCGATCTTGAGTCACTCAAAGAATACAGTGTAACGATGACACCAAACGGCAAGATCTATCGTAAAGATTATCAAGGTTTTTTGCCTGCCCTCATGGCAAAAATGTATGATGATCGTGTGTTGTACAAGAAGAAGATGTTTGAAGCGAAGTTGGCCAATCAAAAGAATCCATCGCGTGAACTTGAGATTGACATCAGTCGATACCACAATCTACAACACGCCAAAAAGATTCAGCTGAACGCAGCTTATGGTGCTCTTGCTAACAAATATTTCCGATGGTTTGACAATGAGAATGCCGAGGCTATTACGATGGCTGGTCAGTTGTCGATTCGATGGATCGAGAAGAAACTCAATGCATGGTTGAATAAGATTCTCGATACGAAAGGTCGAGATTATGTCGTTGCAATCGATACCGATTCAGTGTATGTCTCATTCGACAAAATGATTGAGCTAACACAGCCTACAGATCCTGTCAACTTTCTTGATCGTATTGCTAATGAAAAAATAGAACCATTCATCAATAAATCGTATCAAGAACTTGCCGATTACACAAATGCATATGCACAGAAGATGATCATGAAACGTGAGAACATCGCTGATAAGGCAATATGGACTGCTAAGAAGCGGTACATCATGAATGTGTATGACTCCGAAGGTGTACGCTACGATGAACCTGATCTCAAGATGATGGGCATCGAAGCTATTCGATCATCAACTCCTGCTGTATGCCGCGAGT